ACTCAATGAGCATCATTCGCAGGGCTTTGAGCCCAAAAACAGAACACAGGAACATCTCTTTTCAGACTTTGTTTGGTACAGGCCGTGACATTTACGGTCCGCAGACTGCTTCCGGTATGCCTATGTCTGAAGATGGGGCGATGAAAGTGACTACAGCGTGGGCATGTGTACGTTTACTCGCTGACACTATTTCAACTCTTCCAATGGATCAGATGATTCGACAGGACGGCCAACGCAGACCATTCAGACCGAAAGCCGCTTGGGTAGACGTACCGGACCCAGCAGATCCTTCATTCTCGAATCATTCTCTGATATCTCAGATCATGGTCAGCCTTTTACTTGACGGCAATGCTTTCATTCACGTCACAAGAGACGACATGGGAGAAGTTTTAGCTTTGACGGTTCTTGATCCTCAGAGAGTTCGTATTGAAACAGTTGGGCGAACTCCGATCTATAAAGTCGATACACAATCCAGTTCTGATTTTTCTTTAACTGTTGATGAATGTTTGCATATTCCTCTTGTGCAACTTCCCGGAACTCTCAGAGGCTTGTCTCCGATTGACCAATGTCGCGAAGCTCTAGGTTTAACAGCCGCTGGTGAAGATTTCCAAAGCAGGTATTTCGGACAGGGAACCAGCTCGACAGGTTTGATCGAATACCCCGGAGATTTAACAGCAGAGCAAGTTCAAGAATTGTCTAATCATTGGAAAGCAACTCACACAGGTCGAGCTAATGCTCACGCTCCAGCAGTATTAACCGGAGGAGCTAAATTCACTCCTCTGAGTTTCACGGCTGATCAAATGCAACTCTTAGAGCTTCGTCAGTTCCAAAGAGCTGAGATATGCGCCATCTACCGAGTACCTAGTGCTTTGGTTCAGGACAACCAACCCGGAGCTGTTAGCTATGCGTCAGTTGAACAGCAAGCGTTAGCTTTTGAAAAGCATACGATCAGACCTTATGTGCAACTTTTAGAACGTCACTTGTCACGTTTAACTACAGGAGCGAGTTTCATTAAACTCAATATGGAAGGTTTGCTTCGAGGAGACCAAAAAAGCAGATACGAGGCTTTTGCTACCGGATTGAATAACGGTTGGCTGTCGGTTAATGAGATAAGACGCTGGGAAGATATGCGACCAGTTCAAAACGAAGCCGCTGACAAGTTCAGAATGCCTCTAAACATGGGCGAGCAAGAAGCGGCATCTTTGGCTGTTCTCAAATCGCGTGTCGGTATCGCCGCTCAATTAGTCGGAGCAGGTTACGAACCTGAACAAGCCGCAAAAATTGCTGGTTTAGATATTGAACACACAGGCATTCCACCGTCTGCGTTGCAACCGCTCGCAATGTTGGACCCTGAAGAACCGCTTGATGCTTATATAAGACAAATGCAGGAGGGAATTGAAACAACGGAGGAAGAAGATGCCTTGGTCAGTAGTGACTGAACACTCAGATTGTGAAGGATACGCAGTAATTAAAGACAGCGAACCGGAGAAAGTGGTCGGATGCCATGAGTCTCAATATGCCGCCGAGCAACAAGTCGCCGCTCTCTATGCGTCTGAATCGGAGGAAGAAATGGAACGCAACGAGCAGACAAAAGTTGAAATAAGAACAGCTCCTATAGAAGCAGACGAAGATGGACGCAGTTTCTCAGGGTATGCCGCAGTTTGGAACTCTCCCAGTTTGCAACTCCCATTCACAGAGACAATTACTAGAGGCGCTTTTGATAAAACGCTTCGTTCTAGAAACAACGTAATGCTCTTACACGCTCACAATCCTGAACTGATCCTGGCTACTACTAGAGCGAAAACTTTACGACTAGAAGAAGATGAACACGGTTTAAGAGTTCAAGCTGACCTTCCTGACACTACTTGGGGTAATGATGTCGCAGAGCTTGTTAAACGAGGCGACCTTGGTCACATGAGTTTTGGTTTTTCAGTTCCTCCGGGGGGCGATTCATGGAGTGACGACGGCAACGAGCGTCAACTTAACGAAGTTCGTCTCCACGAAGTTTCAACGGTAGGCAATCCCGCTTATCCAGCAACAAGTACAGCAGTCCGGTCTCTAGCTTGTCCTGACTGCATAGAAGATCGCAATAGCTGGACTTCATTGATGGAAAGATTCGCAAACAACGAATCATTAAGCCATGAAGAAGTTGAGCAGTTAATAAAAGTAGCGAAAGAGCTACGAACCGGCGAGCCGCCGACCACAATCCCAGCTTCAATAGCTCGGATGCAGTTGGAATTGAAAGCTCGCTTATAAAAGTCTGTCTGCGAGGAGCCTCGCAGAACTGGAGGGACAGAACCAGTATGCGGAGCCGCATCTGTTGTCAACATTCAAACACTAACAAGGAGACAGTTAAATGACTGAAAAGTCTACTTCTTACCTTGAGGCACTTAACGAGAAAAGGCTCAAGGCATATCATGCAATGACCGAAGTTCTCGATACAGCCGGAGAGGAAAAGAGAGAATTAACTGCTGAAGAAGAACAACTATTTCAGCGCACTAACGCAGAAATGGATTCTTTGGATGAGGAAATTCGCTCTAAGCTCGACGCACTAGATCGGGCAAAAAGAATTGAAGAAGAGCGTTCAGAATATGAAGCTCTAATCACACCAGTTGAAGCTCGCGCCGCAGAAGAAATTGGCGTTCCTGACACAGAGGAAGCTCAGTTTAGAGCTTTCCTTTCAGGTGAGACACGCGAATTTGTTGCAAAGAGAGATCACGTAGCGAGAGAACATCGCGACTTAAGCACAGGCTCAACTGGCGCTCCAGTACCAACCAACTTTTTCAATCGTGTGATTGAAGCAATGGTTGCTGTTGGACCTATGTTGGAGACTTCAACAATTCTCTTTAGCAATTCACAAGCAGACTTGCAGATTCCAAGGATGACTGCGGATTCTTCAGCAAGTCTTGTCAGCGAAGCAGGCACAATCGGTGAAAGCGATCCGACATTCGGAGCGTTCATCACTTTGGACAGCTACAAGTTGGCTTACATCACTCAGGTGACGCATGAGCTACTTGCAGATTCCTCGATTGACCTTATTGGATTACTTGCAGGTAACTCAGGCCGAGCCTTGGGACGCAAGCTCAATTCATTAGCAACCGTAGGCACAGGTTCATCACAGAACAACGGAATCGTCACAGCTTCAACTGCTGGAGTTACAGGCGGCACCGGAGTCTCAGGAGCCTTCACAGCCGCAAATCTTATCGACCTATTCTACAGCGTTGATTACTCCTACAGAGGAACAACAGCAGGCTGGATGATGAGAGATGCTTCAATCGGAGCTGTTAGAAAACTACGCGCAGACGCAGTTTCAGCCGCAGACGGTGCAGGCCAGTTCTTGTTCCAGCCCGGAATGACAGCACGTACTGCTGACCAGTTGCTCGGCTACCCAATATGGAGCAATCCTGATGTAGTCGCAACAGCTACCTCAGCCAAGTCAGTCATATTCGGTGACTTGTCAAGGTACTACATCCGTCACGGAGACTTCCGTTTCGACAGAAGTGACGACTTTGCATTCAACACCGATCTGATCACATTCAGGTCAATGGTTAGACAAGACTCTGATCTTGTTGACCAGTCCGGTGCAGTAAAGCACTTCGTTGGTGGCGCAAGCTAATAACCCATACCCCAAGGGGAGAGGGCTTAGGTCCTCTCCCCTTACCTACTGGAAGGAAAAAAATGCCCAAAGTTAAAATGCTTATAAAACTAAGTGGAACGAGGAACGGTGAAGATTGGCCGGCTCCAGGAGAACTTATAGACGTTCCAAAACAAGAAGCTGACAGCCTTATCTCAAACGGTTTCGCCGAGAAGGTAGCAACTCCCAAGAAAGCCCCAGCGAAGAAGTAGATGGCAATCACAAACGGCTACTGCACACTTGCAGAAGCTAGAGATCAGCTAGGGCTCGCTTCTACTGATACCGCTGAGGACACGCCGATTGAGAAGGTTGTTGAAGCAGTATCAAGAGAGATCGACAAATACACAGGACAATTCTTCTACGATGCAGGTTCTCAGACAAGGTATTTCACGTCGAAAGACGGAATCCATCTGTATACCGATCCGATTCAATCAGTCACTTCCGTGACCGCTGATGACAGCGATGACGGCACGTATGACGTGAGTTGGGCGACAACTGGTTCTTCTAATCGTTACAGATTAAAACCAGTTAATAATGCTCTTGAAAGCGGAACGCCTCCTTATAATCAACTATTCGCAGTAAACGACGCTTGGCCTGTTACTGATGCGGCTATCAAAATCGTCGCAACTTTCGGATGGGCCTCAGTACCGGAAGCGGTCAATCAGGCTTGTCTTATACAGACAGCTCGCATCTTCGTGAGAAGAATGGCTCCGTTTGGGATAGTTGAAGGACAAGATGCAGGGATGATGTCGCTCAGAAAAGGGCTCGATGTTGACGTGCGCCTCTTATTGGATGCTTTTCGCAGACCAATGATATGGGTGGCCTAATGTACTGCCAATGTGGAGGCTCCTGTGGCTGTAAAGAAGGAAATACCGCTGGAGTGAACCAAGACGCAAACAGAACGCCTACAGAACCGTCTAAGAAGCAAACCTTAGCTTCGAGACGTAGAGAGATTCTGAAATGGCGACTGTAGCTCAACTTCGTACCGGATTAGCGACGAGATTGGACACGATATCAGGCACACATTGCTACGCATATGAGCCTGACGTACCTATCGCTCCAGCTTTAATAGTCGCCTCATATACAGCGGACTATGACCTCGTAATGGGCGACGGAACCAACTACGAGTTTGAGGTGCTTGTCTTATTAGGCAGACAGGTGGATAGGTCATTTCAAGAGCAAATCGATTCCTACCTGCAACCTTCAGGAGCTACTTCAATCAAAGCGGCTGTTGAAGGAGACCAAACCCTCGGAGGTGTAGCGAGTTACGCCGCCGTCCGTAATGTAAACAGTTCTTTGACGAGTATGGATTTCGCAGGAGTCACATACGCCGTCGCAATCGTAAGAGTGGAGGTAGTGGCACAGCCATGACGAAGTACAAGATTCTTGTTGACTCAGAAATAGTCGATAAAAACCAAAAAGCAATTAAGAAACTCAAAGCTGGAGAAACAGTCAGCGATTTAACACCCGCTCAAGTCAAAGGTTTAACAGCCAACGAAGCCATCGAGCCTGTTGGCGCTAAGAAGAAGGAATAAATATGGCATTTGTCGCAACACACAACAGCCGAATCACTATCGGTGACCGAGAATGGTCAGGTGATCTCACCAGCGTGGATTCTTCCAGCAATGTTGATGTCATCGAGACAACTACTCTCGCTGATACAAGCAAGAATTACATTCCGGGATTAAATTCAGGAACTCTGGTCTGCAATGGTCTGATAGACAGCGCGAGTGCAAGCTCCGCAAACAGTCAATGGCAGGATTTGTATGCAATACGTGGAGATTCTGACGGCGTTCCAGCAATCGTCGCTTTGGAAGGCTTTACTGCTGATAAAAAAGTTTGGGTTGCTCAGGTAACAGAGACTTCATGGACAAACACTTCGTCAGTCGCTGGCGCGGTTAGTTTCACATTGAATTTGGAAACAACCGGAGATCACGGTCAAGGGGTGAGTTTGTTTGATCCTGGAACCGCCAAGACAGCAACAGCAACGGGAACTGTGGTGGACAATTCAGCTTCGTCGAGTACTGGAGCGGTAGCGAACCTCTGTGTTGTTACAGCTTCGGGAACTTCCCCGACTTTGGATGTTGTAATTCAACATTCAGCAGACAATGTGAGCTACTCGACGCTCATCACATACACTCAAGCGACTGGCACCACTTCAGAACGTAAAACAGTCGCATCAGGGACAACAATCAACAGATATCTGAAGGTTGTCGCCACTATCGGAGGCACATCACCTTCATTCAATTTCGCAGTCGGGCTTGCTCGACTCTAATTCGATCAGGCAACCGTCTGAAGCGAGGGACATTTAACAGCCCACCTATCATTTAGGAGAAAAAATATGGCTTTCGTAGCTGGTAAAAACAGCGTATTCAAGTTGGACAACAGCGGTGGCTCGATAACCGACTTGAGTTCGTACATCACAGACGTGTCAGTTGACTTCGGTGACGACACAGCAGAAACAACCGCTTATGGGGACACTTCCAAAGAGTACATTTTGACTTTGGCTGATGGTTCTCTCAGCGTGACAGCGCTATTCGATGCGACATTGCTCGCTCATTTAGGAGCTGTAAGAGGTTCAAGCTCAACTTTGAGTTATGAGTTCTATCCTGACGGCACTACTTCAGGCAAACCAAAGATCAACGGCGAGTGCATACTGACATCGATGTCCCCCGGATCATCTGTCGGTGGTACTGCAACATTGAATTTCGCTTTGCAATGCTCAGGAGCGCAAACAATCGGAACTGCCTGATATATGGCGGCTCCCCCACCGATAAAAATTGAAAACATGCGTTATTTGGTCAATCAGCTCAACAGAGCGGCTGATGGGCCGGAGATAAATCGTGCTTTTAAGGAACTTAACTTTAAGGCAGGAACGATTATCGCTGATGCGGCGGCTCCTAAAGCCCCTAGGGGTGATGAACAAGGAGCTGGAGCTTTGCAAAAGCGGTCCAATTACAAGGTGAAACGTGACAGGTTGATGGCTCAGGTGACAGTAGGAACTAAAAACTACTCAAAACGGCGAGGCACAGCAGGAAACGTGGGAGCGTATTCGGGAATTGTCCACTATGGAACCGGAAAAGGCTTACTCGGAAAGAAGCGGAAGTGGTTGTTTAACACTTTTGTCAACAAATACGAGAAGGTCACGAAGTTCTATGAGGAAGAAATACCGAAATTAGTTCAAAAATTAATCTCATAAGGAGGGACTATGGCTGACGATACAGTCGAATATTTCGATCCAGTAGAGGTCGATATCGAAACATTGAAAATCAGAGAAATAGAGGAACTGGAGGAGATTTCAGGCATGTCAGTAGACAGCTTGGACACCGGAGACGTTCCAAAAGGCAAACTCTTGAGGGCTTTGGCTTACATAGTAAAGAAACGAGACAATCCTGACTTCACTTTGGAGGATGCAGGGGAACTTGTGATCAAACCAGTAAGCGATGCGGACCCAAAAGAGCAGAGCGAGCAGACAATTTCTTAGCAAGAGTTCTTGTCGCTTCGAGATATGGACTCTCGCTTGATGAAGTTCTGAATCTGCAAGTGTGGCAATGGGCGACACTTGTGAAACATCTTGAGGAGGAGGTAAAAGCTCAAAGTGGCAAGCGGTAACAGACCAGTTCTCGTACGGATTGCTGGAGATACAACACTCTTTAAGAAGTCTATTAAGGGAGTAAACAGCTCGCTTAAAGGTTTGGGGACTGCCGCCAAGGTTGGAGGTGCGGCTATAGCGGCAGGGTTTGCGGCTGGAGCGGCAGGTATTGTCAAAATGGGCAGTACCTTCGAGTCGGTAGAGCGGACTCTACGAGTCGGAACCGGAGCAACCGGCGAGGCCCTGGAGGGCTTAAAAGACATCACGAAATCTTTAGCAAAGACTGTCCCTGCTGATTTCAAAGACATTGGAACTGCTGTAGCTGACATCAATACTCGGTTGGGTTTGACCGGCCCGGAGTTGGAGAGTTTTTCAGAGCAGATGCTCAATCTTTCTCGGATTACCGGAACAGACTTACAGGGAAACATAAAGTCAGCGACTAGAGTTCTCGGTGACTGGGGCGATATGGCAGGAACTGCTGAATCAGCGGCAGACACTCTGTTCACAGTTGCTCAAATGACCGGAATCGAGTTCTCTAAACTTTCAGACGATCTTGTTACTTACGGAGCGCCGCTGAGACAAGTTGGTTTTGAATTTGAAGAAGCCGCTCTCCTCATAGGCAAATTCGAGAAAGAAGGCGTTAATGCCGAGTTAGTACTCGGTTCGTTACGTCAAGCTCTCGGAAAAATGGCCCGTGAAGGTGAGCCAGCTATTGAGACATTCAGACGCACAACCGACGCTATCAAAAACGCTGGTGACGCTTCGGAAGCTAACCGGCTCGCTTTGGAGCTGTTTGGGGCTAGGGCTGGCCCTGATATGGCGGCGGCTATACGAGAAGGCCGTTTTGAGCTTGATGACTATTTTGAAAGCCTCGATACAGGTGGAGACACGATAAACGCCGCAACTTCAGAAACAGAAACACTTTCTGAAAAGATGACGCTTCTCAAAAACAGGGTGATGATGACACTCGCTCCGGTAGTTGAGAGAGCTTTCGACGCAATAACAAGAGCTTTCAGAAAAGTCGAGCCAGTTGTTGAAGATTTAGTTAAACGAATAAAAGATTTTACAGAGACAGAACGCTTCAAACAGATCAAGAAGTTCGCTGTTGAAGCGATTGGTGCGATCAAAGACGCAATAACAAAAATTACTGAAAAAGTCAGAGAGTTCTTTAAGGACAATCCCAGAGTTCTCTTCGCAGGGCTGGCAGTAATCATCGGGACAATTCTTGTCGGCGCTATTGTTGCCGCAGGAACTGCTCTTTTTGCTTTACTCTCACCAGTTGTCCTCGTTGTTGGTGCGATGGCTGGTCTAGCTGGTGCCGCAGTTTGGGCATACGAGAAATTTGACATTGTGAAAACTACTGTTGACTCTTTCGCTACGTTTTTCAAAGACATTGTTTGGCCAATAATCAAAGACACAACAGGTTTGATGGCTGACGCTTTCAAAGTGATATTCACAACAGTTGAAACAGTCATCAAAGGTGTTAAAGGATTGTTTGAGCTGGACTTGAAAGAAGCTCTCAAAGGCATGGTCACGGCGATTCCGGGAATCCTTAACAGTTTGTTCGGGACGATCATGGACATCATCAAGGGAATCGGTAAAAGAATCGCAGGTTGGATTGTTGACGGCATAAAAGCATTCATCAGCAGTATCGACCTCGGTGACATATTCGGAGGGATTTTAGATTTCGGAAAAGGGCTTTTCGACAAAATAACGCCTTGGAGTGGTTCTAGAAGAAGCAAATACGACAGCAGAGGCTCAAATTTTGAGACTTATCCGTCGGAAAGAGGCGGCATAGCTTCACAACTTGACCTCTCCCCCGGAAGTATGGGTTGGTTCCAAAATCCTGAGACGATCATGCACTTTCAAAAGACAGGCATGATGGATGTTTTCAGAAAGCTAAGGTCCGCAGGGAATGTTGCTGGTTTGAGCGATGTGATTCACATGCAACAGGGAACTGGCGGTTTTGCTCAAATGACTAACGATCAGATAAGGGTGACAATCAACATCGAGGGAAGCCTTGTCGGTTCGATGCCTGAAGATGTCATTGAAGAAGTACGAGTGGGGCTGATTGAAGCTCAGAACTCAGGGAAGCAACTCGTAGTTGCCAGCTAATGCCAGCTCCAACCGTAGAAGTTACAATCAGGTTCTCAGGCGGTCCTTCCTTCGGTAATCCGATGATTCTCGGCGATCCGTTAGGAAAGCTGGGAGACGCTGTACTCGGTACATCCGCGAACCTTCCTGTTGATTTCTCGAATAAAACACGAAAAGCGGTCATTAGAAGAGGACGCACAAGGGTTCTCGACAAGTTTGAATCAGGGAGTTGTTCATTAGAAATAGTCGATACAGACGGCTCTCTTGATCCAACAGGCGGGACTTATGACATCAAACCTTTGCATCAGGTGCGGGTATCTGCCACCTATGGGGGAACCGAACGGTTCCTTTTTTCCGGTTATATCGTGTCATGGACTTACAACTTCAAAAAAGGGGCAAGCGCCGCTTGGTTGAATCTTGAGTGCATGGATGGGTTCAGGCTTTTGAATCTAGCCAAGTTCACGTCCGTGACAGGTGGTACCGCTGGACAATCAACTGGGACACGCCTAGAAAAAGTTTTAGATGCTGTTTCTTGGCCTTCAACTCAGCGTGACATCGATACTGGGGACACAACTGTTCAGGCAGATGCAGGAGATGAAAGAACAGCTTTAGATGCGGCTCAACTGTTAGCTGAAACAGAACTGGGCGGCGTCTACATGACCGGCGAAGGTGACGTTAAGTTCGTATCAAGATCAGAAGCTATAAAAGCTCTTGATGGCACAGCGACAGTTTTTGATGATGACGGAACTGACATCGCGTATGAAGGAATAGCTCTACAGATTGATGAGCGACTTCTGAGAAACAAAATAAGTGTTACCCGGAGCGGCGGTTCGGCTCAAACAGTTTCAGATGCGACCAGTATCACCAACTATTTTGAGAGAAACATGACACGGACAGGGCTTCTGATGCAAACAGACGCAGATGCTCTTGGACAGGCAAACGCTATATTAGCGGCGAGAAAAGATCCCGACCTGCGTGTTCAACAACTGACCATTGACGCAACAGAACCAAACGCCTCCAGGATCGCCGCCGCTCTAGATTTAGATTTTTACTCCCCTATTACCGTCAACCGTTCTTATCCAAACGGAAACAGAACAACCAAGACGTTGACCGTTCAGGGGATACAACACACAATTACGCCAGCAACATTCAAAACAACTTTTACAACAACAGAGCCGCTAGTCGCAGGATTCATTCTTGGTTCTTCAGCTAACGGCATTCTAGGGACAAGCGTTCTCGCTTATTAGGAGGAAACATGGCAGGAGCCGGTTTTAAGACATTCACAGACGGTTCGGTTTTAACCGCCGCAGAAGTCAACACTTATCTAATGCAACAAACCATCATGGCGTTCGCGGATGCAACAGCTAGAGATGCGGCTATATCAAGTCCTTCAGAGGGAATGTTTGTGTATCTCACAGGAAGCAACGCTCTCCAATTTTACGACGGAAGCTCTTGGACAGCTACTTCATTGACCGCCGATATCACCGGCGTGACGGCTGGATCGGGACTTGCTGGTGGAGGCGTAAGTGGAGATGTCACATTGACGGTTGATACTGATGCAAAAGGTGACCTGATAGTCGGTACCGGAGCTGACACAGCGACAAAACTCTCAGTTGGATCGAATACTCAGGTTTTAACAGCAGACAGCTCAACAGCTTCAGGTTTAGCGTGGGCGGCGGCGGCAACCGGCGATATCACCGAAGTGGTGGCTGGAACGAACATTTCAGGAGGAGCGACGAGTGGATCGGCCACGATAAATCTTGCGATTGATGCGGCTGTTGATGTCGGTACTGACGGCTCAGGAGTTGACGTAAGTTTTCACAGCACTACCGCTGGAGATTTGGTGTTATGGGACGCAAGTGACAAGTCGCTTGAGTTCACAGATTCAACTATAAGTCTTAATGGAGCGCCAGCAGGCTCTTGGACAGACGCAAACATTGTTCTTGCTGGGCAAATATTCGGAAGCTAGGAGGCTTCAATGGCGACATTTTCAAAACAGTTACTTTCAGAAGGCACAAACGGCAAAAACATAAAAGTTGCCGCAACTGCCTCAGCAGGGACTTCGATTCATACAGCGGTATCGGGAACTTCTGACTTGGATGAGGTTTGGCTTTACGCTTGCAACACAGACTCAAGTGATGTGAAGCTAACCATCGAATACGGTGGCACAACTTCCCCTGATGACTTGACAGAGGTCACTATTTCCGCTGAATCAGGATGGACGCTTGTGATACCCGGATTGCTTTTGCAGAACAGCTTGGTGATTAAAGCCTTCGCTGGAACAACGAACGTCATCGAAGTCAACGGCTACGTCAATCGAATAACTGCCTAGGAGGGACAGTAAATGCCTGATATTAAAAAGTATTTTCCAAATTCTA